GCTGTAGACCTTGATGTGAATCAGGTGCGAAGCGGCCGTGCGGTCGTCCGTGCTGAAAGCAGGGATGGGCTGTGGCTCGCTGCGGCCTGCGTTGACCTCCGCCCAGTTCGTCGAGTAGTAGAACGTGGGAACTTGGTCTTGGTCGTCGGCCTTTCCGCAACGTACGTACGAAGCAGGGACGTGGTTGGTCTCTGCGATGGTGCTGCGGTCTTGGCTCCAAATCACTTGGAAGTAGCAGTTGCCGTACAACTTCAGGTCGTGGGCGGCACGCTTCATACAGTCCTTTTTAAACAGCCCCTGCAACTTCAGCCACTGGTCGACGTGGGCATCCTTGTCGGGGGAGTCCAAACCTTCCCCGTAAATCATATCCCCGATGCCTTTGATGATAGCCGAGTTGATGGCCGAACTGATGTACAGGTCTTCGAGGTAGTAGGGGTAGGCGTTGTCGTCGCCAAAGAACGCCCACTCCTTGTTGTTCGTGATGAACGCGCTGCCTAACTCCGGCCCGTAATTGAGGACGCTTAATGAAATCTTAGTCATCTACGTAGACGTGGTTAGGGCTTTGGGCGGGATTGTACTCGACAAATGTACTCTCCGTCAGAGGGGTTCCGTTGCAGACGTAAGCCAAATGTCTCTGCAACAATGGCCCTGCTACGGTCTCATTTACTCCAACAATGTACATCCCTTCAGGCAACCCCTCGAAATCATAAATATACTCGGTAGCACGCTCCGTGACGCTGTTCACGTCGATGTCGAAGGTGAACGTCTCTTGAGTTACAAGGTGCTTGAAATCGAAGAAGTTTCTGTCTCCCGCCAGGGCAGTCGGGTAGTACAAATAGAAGGTCGTATAGTTGTCTTTGCCTTGTGCTGTGATGAGTATCATGTCTCAAAGATGCAAAAAAAGGGGCAGCACTTTTGCCGCCCCTTTCCACTTAACCGAACCGAACTTACACAGGCGCAACCACCGTAATGCCGTCAACGGCACTAAATGGGTTGGCTGCTGTTCCGGCAGCACCAAAGTAGCACATCTGCCGCTCGCGGCCCGTGAACTCCAGCGTGATACCTTTCATATCGTTCATCGCAGTTCCTGAAGCAAAGGAACCGCTCGTTACATCCATCCCGTTACGTGCGCCCAACAGATAGAGTTGGTCGTCGTTATCGAGTACCCAAATGTTGGGGCGGCCGTAAGTGAGGTTTTGAACCTCTGCGATGTCCGTTGCGTCAGGCGCCTGCAATACAATAGTCAACTTTTGGCTGTAGTAGTACGTGCCGTTGTTGATGTCCGTAGAGATGCTAATGTCAAAATTTGACAACTCCGGCCGCAGTCGATACTCGTAGACGTTAATGTCCGTTCCCGATGTCACTACGCTAATCGTGTTGCCCGTGGCCGTGAATCCCGTTTGAGCAGGAACGTCCACGTAGTTTTGAATGTACACCTTACGGATGCCGCCTAACTGATTCTTACAATCAATGTTGCGGCCCGCTGTGATTAAGCAAGGCATCGTTCAATTACGCAGTTACCCAAGTTGCACCAACAATGGCATCGGCCGGGATACGCGATTGTACGCCCAACGCGAACCGCATCACGATACGGATGTTGTCCGAACCATCGTACTGATAGGTCGGAATCCACTGGATGTCGGTTTGGTCGGTACCCACGTTCGAGCCATACACAAGGTTTTCCTTGTAGGTCAACACAATCGCATCGTCGAACATACCGGGGCAGACGTTGATGGGAACACCCATAAAGCCAATGCCGTCGAAGTTCTGCGCGGTTGCGAGGTTGTTGATACCAAGATTGTTGGAAGTCACCCCTGCGCCCAAACCTGCAAGTTGCTGGCAGTACAGAGCGTAGGTCTTCTTGTTCACGTAGAACGCCAAACCTGGCTTGGACAAGATACCCGGCTTATCGGTTGCGGCCTTCGTGTACACCACGTTGAACTGGGTGATGGCGTTTGCATTGGTGATAGTCGCAATGTCCACCTCCGTGGCTCCTGCCAACCCGGATGCATCAAATCCTGCCTCGTCGAAAGTACCATCGTTTGAAAGGAATCCTACGCCAAAGACGCTTGAACCTTGCCACAATTGATTCTCGATGCTTTCAGCGGTCTTCGCTGCCACCTCGGCCAACGTAAAGTTGACAAACTCCGGGGTCATCACATTCGTGGTAGCCCGAGCAGTTGCCGTACCATGCCAAGTTGGGTACACGGTCTTACGGCAAATTTCCTCATTCACCATGAGGTCTTTCAGCGTCAAAACCTTCTCGCCGATGGTGGTATCGTTTCCGCTCGTGAAAGCACACGCTGCCACAGCCAACGGGTCAGTTACTGCAAGCGTAGGAAGTACGGCCTTGTGGTGGATGCCTTCCAAAACGGTCACGAATCCTTTAGCGACGGTATCATTTGATTTCGTTGCCGCTGCCAGGATAGGGTACTTCAGTTCCCCTGCGTAGGTGTTTGCGCCTACGGTGATGTCGAAATTCCGACGACGGGTGTTCATTCCAAAACTCATCTTACAACCAATTTTTAAGTGCTGCAAAAACCCGGCTCTTTGCGTCTCCCTCCTGCGGAATTGCAACTTGTGCATTCCGGCCTTGTGGGGCACGTGAAAGTTTCTGGGCGGCGGGTGCTGCGCCCATCTGTGCGAGTTGCTTACGCAATTCGACAATCGTAGCCCGCTGGCGACGAATCACATTAGCGGACAAATCGGTACGACCTTCTGCACCACGACGTCCTTCGCGGGACAATTCGCGACGCGACTGCGGCATCGGCATACGCTCTTCGCGGCGGAAACGACGTTCCCGAGAAAGTTGACGTTCCCGACGTGCGCGTTGGAATTCACGCTCCCGACGGAGGCGTGATGCTTCGGTCTTTTGGGGCTGCTCGCCGCCCCCTGCGTTGACTAAATCTTGTGCCATTTGAAACACTGCTTCGGCTTGTTCGGCGGATAGCCCCATATCCGTCAGGAGTTGAACAAATTGTGACTGGGAATCCGGGGCCGATTCCTCAGTGGTGGTCTCGCTGGTTTCAGCGGTCTCCTCGGAGGCTACCTCCTCGAAGTTGCGGCGGTGCCGCTTAAAAAGTGTGCGTGCCATATTATTTCAGGTTTTTTGAAAGTCGTCATTCATCATATATCCAACGAATACCGCTATCCTCCAATGCCTCTATTACCTCATCGACGTGCAACTCGGACACTTCAATGTTTGTTTGGTAAGGATACATGGGCATTTGGGTGTCCCACAAATCGTACAGAATGATTCCCGCCAACACTTCTTTGACAATGCGGGCAGGGGCATCCGCTCGTAAGTAAATTATTGGAACCATGACTAAAAGGTGCGTGCCATATTTATTTGGGTCTCAATATTCTTCGCGAATGTAGAAAATCGCCTCACTTGGACTGACAACATCGAAGTCGTCAACAATCACGTAAAAAGCCTCCATCAGAACGTCTTGCACCTCGTACCATTCGATGGGCACAAATGCCTTCAGGTGGAGAGCGGTCACAATGCCTTGATTTTCAACCTCCGTGACAATCACTTCTCCGTCGGTCATCTTGCCGAGTTCGTTCTCAATCATCCACACCCAAGGCGGCAGGGTGGCAAAGCGGTGGTGGTTCATGGTCTCAGATATAACGCTCCAGCCAGGTTCCCCACTGAGAGTCGTTCCACTTCAGTCGGTCGTTGGGGCTGATGAGCCAGTAGTTCTTGTAGATTTCCCGTGCGGAGTCCTCGTCCAAGTCGGGGCCAAGGAACTCAACCCATCCTTCCTCGTCGAAGAACTCCATCGAGTTTGCCAGTTGGTCAATCAGCAAGCCAACCACCCCGGCTTCGGAAGCGAATTCGCGACTGAAGTCGCTGCGTTCAAAATCGACAAAACTCTCAAAGGAGTCAGTTGCCGAGTCCACGAACTCCTTTGCCTTGTCTATATCCTTGTAAATCAGAGGGCCGAGGTTTTTGTTTTCCTGAGCCAAGTCCGCTAAAGTGAACCGGATGTTGGACAGGATTGTTGATGCCTCTACCATCGCATCCAACAACTCGTCGTAGGAGTTAAAGTAGATGACAAAATTTCTACGTTTCATTTCAAAATTCATTTAGGTACTTCACTTCTTCTAACACCCGCAAAAACAAGTCCAAATCGTACTCGCGGATGAATCCGAAGAGGCCGTTGGCTTGGGTTTCGACTGCAAACCAGTCGCGCCTTTCGATGGCTTGTTGCAGGTTGGGCAGTTGATTCTGAACGTAGTCGTCGAAGTAGTAGTCGAGGGCAAACTCGTCCAACATCATCTGCAATTCCTCAAGCGGGCTGTTCGTCCACGTGCGGTATACTTTATCCCAAAATCCCATCGTCTTACTTGTTTTGGGAGAGTTGTTGGTAACGCTTCTCGAAGTAGCGTTTCCAAAGATTCACCTTGTCTACGGGTGCGGCCATCTTCTCCTCGGGTTCCGCTTCGATGACCTCGGACACCTTTCCGTCGTAGTCCACCAACACGCCATCAAAGACCTCGATGGGAACCCCGGCCTCGGTGGTGTAGTGGCCGTTGGCAAGGGGAACGGGCATGCCGTCGCTGTCGAGGGTGAAGACCGAAACTCCGGGTTCCAACTTCTCCGCTTCCGTTCCGATGACTTTGCCGTCGGACAACTTCGCCTCGGCGTAGAGTTTCCGCTGACGCATGACCTTCATCAACTTG